AACAACTCTTTTCGGTTTAAATTTTGGAGGAGGTGCTGCACCAACCCTTCTATTCACGGATAGAGACTTATCCCTAACAGTTTTTTTAGGTTTTTTCTTAGCAGTTTTACTAGCGATCATAGTAGTTACCATTGCAGCAGTAACACCTAATTTAATTCTATCAGCAGTAGAAAGTCCTTTTAAACCAGCTACATTCATAGCTTTTAATTTAGCTTGTGCTTTTATTTTTGCTTGTTTAGCTGCCTCAAGTGCTTTTTGTTTATCTTTGGCTTTTTTAGCTGCTTCTCTTGCTTTTTTAAGAGCCTCTTGTTTCTTTTTTGATTGTTTTAAATATCCCGCAGTTTGATTAAGCTTACCTTTAAGTTTTGTAGCTGCACTGCTTGCTCCGCGAGAAGCGTCTCCTGCTTTTTTAACTACTCCTGTTACTTGTTGAACTGTCTTTATACCTTGTGCTGCTGCTCTAGCACCTTGTACTGCTCTTACTCCTACCCCAGCCGCTGGAATAAAAGAAGCTGCCAGCCATAAGGCTGCAATATTTGTCTTACCTCTATCAGAATCCATTTGATTCATAGCAGCTTTTTTACCAATTTTTTTAGCTTCTACTTTAGATTTTCCCGCCTTTATAGCAGCATTAGTAGCTTTTTGACCTATTTTTAATGCTGCGGCTTCAGTAGGAGTACCTTTTCTTTTAGAAATTACATTTAAAGTTTGTTTGGTTTTAGCTGCACTACTACGGCCACTTCGTTTTTTATTTGCCATATATTTTTTATATCTTTCAGGATACAGTCTTTTTAATCTTTCTTCTCTTGTTTCTTCAACTTTTCCTCCTTTTTCCCTTCTTACTACAGCCCCTCGCTTCTGAGATGCTTCCTTTAATTGTAGAAAATTTTGAAGTTTGTTATTCCTTAATTTTTTTTCACCTTTACTAAAATTTTTAGCATTATCTGCCCATTCTTTTTGAGTTAGTTTTGTAGCCCTGTTCATTTTATGTTCCTCTCATTTCCTTACGTCCACCACGTAATGCTGCTCTGCGGGTCTTTCTTTTTAGATAACCGCCTCCCGACCTCCATACTTCGTTACCATACTTATCAAAAGACAGCGTTGGAACTCCTTCGGCTGGAACACTTTCAGGATCATAGTTTGGACCAAATTTTGATTTTGGTTTCTTAAAAAGTTTACCTAAAATAGCTGAACCACCTTTAACAATATTTTTAGCAGGATTTAAAGAATCCTTTCCTGGCTTTAAAAACCTTTGTGATCGAGGGGCGCTGGCATCTACCTCTGCTCCCTGTGTTTTAGGTTTTTGATAAAGTTTTGTTAATCTATCTATTTCTCTTTTATGAAACTGTGCTTTTCTACTATTTTTATTATCAAGAGCTTCTTGATACTTTTTTGTATGAAATTTAATAACCCGTGATGCCATAGTCTTACTCTTTTATTTTAAAAGATTTACCTTGCATATAGTCTTCATCTACGACTACATCCTGCGGCGGTCCTTTTACATCTGGTCCTTTTCGGGCTGCTCCATAGCCTTGTCCTGTGGGGCGACCTACAATCTCATCTAGCTTATGAGGGCGTTTAATTAATGTATATGGTCCTAACATTTACTTCTCCTTTTTTTTAAATCTTAGCCATGCAAAGTACATACCTACAAAAAGAAAGACAGCCACAACAATACAGATTGTTAGGTTATCATCTGTGACTTTTACAGGACCGATCTCTACACTGGAGGGCTGTTCTACAACTTTAGAAACAGTCTGGTTCATAGTACCCCCAGCCTGAATAGTAACTTCCTTGCTCATTATGCTCTCCTTTTTCTACCCTTTTTAGCCATACTAGCCATTTTCTTTTTACCATACTTCTTGCGGCCTATCCATGCTGCCAGAGCTTTAGGGTCTTTAGCTCCACGTTTCTTTAACTTTGAAGTAAGCTTTTTAAATCTAGCTCCACTACCAAGTTTAGGTTTACGTTTTTTAGGTGCTTTTGTAATTTGCTGTCTGATACTTGATCTATTAGTCATATCCACCAGATACTATTTTACTACCATCAAATTCTTTACCGAGAAAACCACCATGTTTATATCCTTTTACTTTACCACCACCATATTTTTTTTCAGGACCATATCCTACTATTTGTCCTGATTCATTTACCATAGGAGTATTAGATGTAATACTTTTAGGATTTGGAGTACCTTTTTTTTCAGCTTTTTTAGGTTTAATATTTTTAGGATTTGGAGTACCTTTTTTTTCAGGACCATATCCTACTATTTGTCCTGATTCATTTACCATAGGAGTATTAGATGTAATAATTTTAGGATTTAGAATACCTTTTTTTTCAGCTTTTTTAGGTTTAATATTTTTAGGATTTGGAGTACCTTTTTTTTCAATCTTACCACCACCAGCTTTTTTAAGTACTGATGGATATTTCCTTTTATCAGCCGCTTTTTCTTTGCTAGTAGGCCGTCGTTTAGTTGAACCTTTTGGTGCTTTAACAGTTGGAATTTTTTTAGTTTTTTGCTTATCTACATCATAGATGCTAGTTCCTTCTGGCATAGCTTGTTCATGTCTCTTGGCAATTCGCCTTGTACCTAAACGACCAGTAGCTTTATGTTTTTTCTGTTTGGTTGGACCCCCTGCTTTAATTCTTGCAGCTTTCTGTTTAGCTGTTTCCTTATGCCGATCAGAAGGATGTTCTGCTCGTTGTCGGGCTGTTTTTGTAAGAGAATGGCTTGCTTTTGTGGATATCGGGCGGCGAGTGACTTTATCTTCTCTAGCTTCTAATGCCTTCCTTAGTTTATTTTTTCTAGCACCACTGTGAGGACTTGCTCCTACTGGATGAGGTATTCGACCTGCTTTACCTTTACTTTTATGTGTTTGTTTTTCGAACTTATATGACATTATGATGCTCCTACTTGTTGAATTGTATCAGGACCACCAGCAGGTGAAGCTGCAACTTCCATATCATCTTGTCTGGAACGTCTGGCCTGATTTCTAAGTGTTATAATTGCTGCTTCATATTGAGCTTGCCATGCAGGAATAGTATTCCAATCTTTCATATACATGGTAGCTTCCATCATACATGCATAAAACAAAGCATCATAACAATAACTACTGAAGTAATTCGTTGTTGTAACACTTGTTCCTGTGGCAGAAGCAAGTGCCAGAGGTTGCGAAACTGTTTGGATTTCTCCTGTCAGAGTAGAAGCAGGAGTTGGTACAATATAGATTGATGTATTATTTTTTCTGGAATAGTATCTGGGAGTTCCTGTGGAAGAACTTACAGGCCAATAATCAACAATATATTCAAATGTTCTTTGTAATAGATTTGTTCTAACACTGGATGCGCTGGTTGTATAATTTACATTACGAACAATGCGTACCCTGTCATTAAGACTTACAACTGCACTACCCGCCGTTAGTGTGATGGCTGTATATTCATCTAATCCAGCATCATCAATATCCTTGGTCAGACGTAACTCAGCCCTGCTAATGAAATTAGGTATTTCAGCAGTAAACTCTGAGCCATCATTTTCAGCAGTATTTGTAATGGCTGCTTTTAAGTCTGCATATGTTGCCATAATTAGCCCAACATTGCTGTAAGAACACAACCATCCGTAGGACCAGAAACACTTACTACACCATAGACAGCCACACCAAGCTCTCCAATATAAATATCAGAAGCTTCATTTGCAGCTACCTGAAATTTAATTGCAGTACCTTCTGCTGTCTTATTTGTTATCTGTCGCTGTCCTTTAATTGAATAAGAACCAGCCGCTGTTGCCAAAGCATGTATTGCAATAATACGTGTCGTGCTAGGAAGGTTCGCATCTGCTGTCCCATTACTTCCTACAGTTGTATCATCGTCTACATATGTAAGTACGGCATCCCCTGTGGCTATAGCAACTTTAATGTTTGTTGACATATATCTCTCCTTATAGGTAGAAGAAGGGCAGCATATTACCGCCCTTCCTCATTGCCTTATTAACCTGAACTACCGAACCATCCACGCCAATCAGAGACACCGAAGCTATAACGCTCCCTTGCCTTGAAGCGAAGATTACCAGTATCAAAGTCTGGTTCCATCTTGGTCTGAAGCGGCGAACGGACAAACATTTTTGTTCCGTTTGGCACATCAGTCTTGACAAACCATGCATCGGTATCAGTGAACCGACGATTAATATGATAACCTTCAGGGACCATTCCCATATGACGAATAGCATTGATAGCATTCGTATTCGGATTAGCATCGGCAGCACTCGTTTGAGTATTACCAGGGCTAGAAAGAATACGATCTGCAATTGCCCAAGAGTCAACAGGAATATGGATTGAAACGGCACTGGCACCAATAAGAATACCACGATCATCCTTGATCTTCTGAACGCTAGTCAAGGCAGTCTCCAGGGTTGATTCTGCAATATCAGAAGCAGCCAGAAGATTGGATTGATTACCATCCGCAATCGTGGGATGAGATGCAGAGAAGAAGGCAGCACTATCACCAATAGTATCAGAGAAACCATTGTTGAAAATATTTGCAGCCTTTACCTGTTTGGTATTCGCCATTGCCCGTGCAAGACCTTTCGCACGAAGTTTGGCAAACGTATCATACAGGTTATCTTCCATTGCTTCTTCAGTGATAGCAAAGGCAAGCGCAACGGTTTCCGCTGTGTAACGGGCCGTATAACTTTCCTGTGCGTCATCATAAGAAACGCTGGCACCTTCACCCTTAGTTGGGGCCGTACCGAAACCTGTGAAGAGTACTTCTTCTTCAAAGGCACGATCCGAGTTCTCGATTTCAAAGAGAGGCTGATGTTCGTTATTAACCTCTCCGTACTCCATTCCAAAAACGGCGTTAAGACCAGGAAGGAGTTCCTTGCTAATACTAGCTCTATTAATAGCCATGATTATCCCTCCTTATTAAGCCGAAGAAGCCGTAGCCGTTACATAGCGGTCACGGTGCATATTCAACCAGACCTCTACGATTGGATAAGCGTCCGAATCCTTTTCATCAGGATACTTGGCTTTACCAACGACTCGCACTTGCTTTTCGGATTCAGCACCACTGGCACCATCCAGGTAGTAACTGGATTGACCAGTTGTCGTGCTACCAGAACTTGCTGTGGAACTGACGGTTACATTGTAATTCTTTACGATTGCCAACTCAGCAGCCGACAATGATAAAGAAGCTTGGATGTAATAGGTCTGATTAGGATCAGTTATTACAAAGAATTTAACGTCCGTGGCACTTGTACCCCCAGCCCAATAGCGGGAGAACTTCTGTTCGCCATTTTCTACATATTGACAACCCATGAAAACACCAGAAGGTTTAAGAGTACTTGCAACATATGGTGAAATAGTTGCAAAGTTAGCTCCTGGCATTACCACTGGATCACCAGTGAAAATACTATTTGACGGTGATTGCGCCTGACCAGTTGAAGTCAACGTGATCATATCGGTCTGCGCTTCGTTATTATAAGCACCGCCCTTTTTACGAGCAGGAATGAAACCACGAAATGCTTTAGTAGTAGACATGTTTCATCTCCTTAATTATGAGGAAGTTATTCCTGAAAATTAGGAACTCTTCCTCTGGTTGTTACTGACTTACTTGTGTTAGAAATTGGCATTCGGGAATCAGAGTTTTTCATTAGCTGTGCATTTACTGCATCCATCATATCATTAGCTTTGCCCTCATAATGCTTCTTTCTTGCCTTTACCTTGCCAGTTGGCATCTTAGCCAACGCTAAGTCTCCACGACAGACTGCACCAAGATAACGACCTTCATCCCTTACGAAGGATGTAACCGCCATTTCAGGAACTTCATCAGGAGTTACGAAGACCCATCCTTCCTGTTGTTTCTTACCAACATTCATTATGTCATCGACACCTTTTACAGATATACGCAACCAACGAAGGCTCATGCCTTCATTATTAAATCGCGCTTGAATTGTATCAGGGATACTGAGGGCATCTGGCTCCTCAAAGGTCCACTCTTCTTCTCTTGTTTCATTTTCCCTTTGTTGATTACTACGTAGTTCATTTCGTGTATTCATCTTGTTTCTCCCACGCTACTTATTGTAGACATCTGTATACTCACCGCCAGCTTGATCTATTTTAAGCTTTTCGGCAGCATACGTTTCAATTGGTATATTCCATTTTTGAGCAAGTCTTAAATCTTCTTGCGAAAGTTTAATCTTGTTCTTGGAACTCGGAGAGGAGCGAGAACCCCCCGAAACCACTTGAGCAGGTTTTGACGTTGGTGAAGTAACAGGTACTTCATTTTCCTGCACACGTTCTTGCACTTCTCCAAACTTGTGTGGAAAAGCTGTTTTAATTCTGTTATCAATTTCTTGATAAAATTCTTTTTCATTAGGATCGTAACCCTCTCCCTTTAATTCGGCATCTATTGCCAAGGCAGCAGCAGTCATTACATTGTCTTGACCAAACCATTCATTACTTGATGCCCATTCTTCTGCTTGCGGATCAGGACTTGAAATTTTTTGCACTGGTTCTTTTTTTGGAGGAGGAGCAGAAGCTTGAATTTTATCTACTTCAAGTTTTGCTCTATTAATAGCTTTTAAATCTGCTTGTGCATCATTAAGCATTTCCTGCGCTTTAAGAACTTTTTCAGTCTCTCCACCACTAAATGCTTCTAAATATGCTCCTCTGGCTAATTCAATTTTATCTGTTAATTGTTTTTCAGAAGTATTAAGAGCCAGTTTGTTTGTCTCCTGAACTTCTGTACTTTTAATTTGTAATTGACCTGATAATTCTTCATTTTGTTGAATAAGCGTGGCTATCCTGTCATCACGATCTTTTCGTTGACGGACTAGCTGCCTAATTCTTTTTTGCGCTCCTTGTGTTTCTATTCCTTCAAGTTCAGGAGAAGTATCTTCCTTTGGAGTTTCCTCTTTGGAAGCTTGTATCTCTTCCTCTGGTTTCTCTACTTCTTCTTCTATTTCATATTCAACTTCTTCTTTCGTATTGGAAACATCTACTGTATTCCAAGTATCGTCTTCTGCCATAATTACCTCCGTTGTTTACGAGACAAACGATTTAACGTATTTAATTGTACACTATTATACCATACTTTTGGTCATTTCCCAAGTTATGCAGACCCTTTTCCTAAATTAAATGTAGGATCAAGGTCTTTTGGGTCCATTACACGCATAATTACCTGATCATCAAACAAAAGTATGAGTCTTACATTCTGATAGAACAATTTTGTACCAGTATGTTTACCATAACAAATGTAATCTCCTACCTGACACCAGTTGCCATTAGGAAATTTGTCTATATCCTTGTAAGCCAGATCACCCAAAGCCACGACTCGCCCTACCGTAGTAAGATAAGCCATGTCATCCCTGGTTGAATCGGGAATAAAGATACCTCCTTTAGTCTGACTCTTTACTGAAACTGGTCTTACCAGTACATGAAATCCTGGTAGGTCTGGAAGAATATCTGGATCATCGGTTTCAATCTCATCTGAAATCCATTCATCATTTTTTAACGCATTACCCAACTGTACTTGTTGCATTTTAATCCTCTTTATACATCCTTTTCTTTACGATATCTGTTAAGTTAGTTCTGGCCCAATCAATCCCTGATATAGAACCTACAATTTGTCTATAGTGAGAATAGTCTTCAGCAGAGCCATTTCCAAGAGCAGCTTTAAGCCGCTCAATTTCGCCATTAAGTTCCTTGATTATTTCGTCCCAAATATCCATTAGCCATACATAGTGTTCTTACGGGACTTAGTTTTTGGATTAGGCATCTCATAAGAATCCTTGTCCCATTCATTTAGAACACTCCTCATGCTACGTCCACCCATGACCCCTGCTTTAATGGGATCACCAAAACTTTTTCCTTTACTCTTTATATGTTCAGGATATCCTTTACCCTTTTTCATCATTGATCTTCTCCTTTTTTCATTTCTTCGATAGCCATTTTTGATAATGTATTTAGTTGTGTATTTTCTATATCTTTGTCATCTTTTAACTGTTCAACCTGTATTTTAGTCAGGTTGTCCATTGCCTTGATTCCTTCTTTAGATTCTCTGTCTGCTTCTGCTTTCTCTCGTTTGAAGTTCTCGGAAGCACCAGATTTAAGAATATCCAGAATCTGTTCGTTCTCATCAAGCTCAAGCTTCTTGGTTTTGAGTTCAAGTTCAGCAGCCTGTACTGCTGTATCAGACTGAATCTTCTGTTTCTCAAGTTCTACCTTGGCCTGTTCTAGTGAGACAAGCTGTTGTTCAGGAGACTGTGCCATGCCCATAGCCTGATTTGCATTCATTATCTGTTGTGCAGCCTGTGCCATTACCATTTCTACAGTTGAAGGCTGTTGCGCCTGTTCAGGAGGAACCTGTTGCATTAACTGTTGCGTCATACCATTTATCTGTTCTTGGTACTTCATTATGGAATGTTCCTGAATATTGGATTCAATAATAGGACGTACTCTTTCCATAATAGGATTGCCACCGTTCTGTGGGTCTTGCAGGTACATCATCTTAACTTGAATATGTGCATCATGGTTCTGACCTGGAAACGCTGCAATGGGGATTCCTTTTGTTGCTGCCATTATATCTGATACTGGATCAAGCTGTTGTGGTTCAATCTTAGTAGGAAGTATCTGCTCAATGTTTGGCATGTTTGCTGCATTGAGAATAGTACGATTAAGTTCTTCCAGATTAAACATTCCAGGTGGCGACTGTTGTGCCATCTGTAGAGCCATATTTGCCAGCATCATGCGATGAGCATTACTGGGAATATTAGGATCAGAGACAGGAATTATATCTACCCGACCATCAAAATCCTGTTTAAAGATACTCCTGTCTTCAAAGGGTACTTCATATGGATACTCACTTGGTAGATAGTCATGGTCAATCTTGGCAAGAATCCTGAACTCATCTTTTTGTGACTTGTGTATTCTTTTGTGTATAGCTGTAAAGAATTTACTACTGGCTTCCAGTAGAGCCATTGTTGTTCCAACGGGTCCATAGGAGGCAGCATCAGAGATAACCTGTTCTGTACTATCCGCAAACTTCTGACCAGCAGCAGTTACGAACCCAAGCATCTGGAAGAGCGTTGAGGAAGGCTCCTTGTAGGGCAGGGGAATAATGGCCCTAGACAAATCAATTCCAGTTGCTTCGACCTCCTTGAACTCGCCAGGTGATATGGGATCGTTATCCCCTACCATCCTGACTCCCTTGGCCTTGAATCCTCCTGGTAAATTAGCAAACTGACCTGCATCAATCAAGGAGCGCATAGCAGCAGTTGCCGACATGGTGAGATTACCTAAGAAGTGTATAAGGCCCAATCCGTAGAAACCAAAGCCTGGTACAAACCTGTAATGAACGAAATGATTTCGCTTCTCTTTGTTTATGTCATCCTGCTCATAATTTCTACGAATACTTAAAACTTGTTTAGATTGTTCCTCTACTGTTATAATGTAGGGAAGTGCAATATCTTCATCTTCGATATCCAGATAACAATGTTGTTCAAGCAATACATACTGAGGATCATTATCATATGAGGGAGACAATCCCAGAATTGTATCCATCTTGTCTGAAAAAGCTGTTGGTGATAACTGTGAAGGTGTAGGAAGATCAATATCTTTATAAACACCTGCCATCATATCTCTTTGTAGATCAACAGGGCTTTTATAAATTACATGTGTATACCTGTCAGCATTCCTGAGATCAGTGGCATAGTAAGATATATAGAACTGATCTATAGGGACAAACTCAGATACAGGTCGTTTCAGCGTAGAACTATAATAAATCTTTTTAAATGCTGATCCTATCAGAGGAAGATGGAAAAGCATTCTTTCAAACTCATCAAAATACTCTGGCATCTGTTCAGTAAGCTGGTAGTTCATAAAGTTCTGAACACGATTGGACTGTAGTTCTTTCTCTGGTGTAGACTTACCAAGTATCTGTGTCTTTACTGGACCTCCTGATGGGAACAATTCACCTGAAGCTTTGGATTGAAACTTAACGGCAGACTCAATCAGAAGCGGATGTACTGCTGTACATGCACCTTCAAAAGGTTCTGAGCCTTCTTCTAGCTTTAATCCTAGAAGATCAAAGCCTCTTTCAAACATGGACTCCCACTCACCTCTGGAATCTTTGTCTGCATTATAATTTTCTATTACATCATTGGCAATTTCTGTTAGGACATCTTCATCCAGTACTTCACAGATATCTCCATACCATTCACCCATTTCTTCCGAAGGTTCCATTTCTACAGACTCTTGGGAAAAATCTACAATGACACCACCATCAGAAGGATCAATTTCTATATTAACATTAGATTCTTCTGGTTGCATCATTTCGATAATATTTGTTCCTTCTGAAGGAATCATTTTATCAAAGGGATTACGCTCTGTTGCCATTTTATGAAGACCTTTGTTTTAACAACCTATAGGCAAGCTCTTGTCCATAGATAGGAGATAAACTTCTAAATTCAGGAGAATTTATTACTGGATCGTCTGACCCACCTTCAATATTATCTTCATAAACATACTTTCGTGACCTGGGCCTGGACTGTCCAAAGTATCCTTCAAGTGGAGACTCAGGTCTAGTAATAGAGGGTAGACCATAATCAGCCTGAAAAGGATTTTGAAATTGTGCTTCAGATGTTTGTCGTTGACCTAATTTATCAAAGTATTCTGCCATAGCTGTTGGACCTGGAGGAGGCTCAACTACTACTGGCGGAAGTGGAGCATTTGGACGGGGAGCAGGTTCTGATATATCTTGGTGATCATCATAGGCTTCCTCTCCCCATGCGGCTTCATCAGCGGCTTCAGTAGCTTGGTCTTCGTAATCTTGTTCAGCAGATGCATCACCAAAATAAGCAGGAAAACCCTTTATTTTTTTTCCTGAACCTCCGAGCATCTTTAAAAGATTTTCTTCTTGACCGTTTATCCAAGCCAAGCGATGAGGTTTACCATTTATATTCATGGTTTTTTTTAAATCTGATATTCCTGCCATTTTACTTCCCCCAGATAAATTTTTTAGCGTACACTATTATAACACATAATAGGTCATATTACAAATTAAAATGTCCAATAAGTGCTTTTACGTTCTTTGGTTTCATCTTCCCACTCAGGATCATCAGGATGCGTCAGGTGCCAGGATTCCTTTAGATAGTGAATTGCCATTGTCATGGCATCTACCTGATCATCATGGGCTGCATTGGGAAACCTGACTAGCTCCTCTATGAGTTCATCTGACCACTTCTTCTTGGTGGGTATCCATAGCCTTCCTGCTTCTATTATGGGTGATGCTGCATAAACTCTGGCTACCTTATCTCTGTCTGGATTATATTCAAGTACAGGAAGACCACCTCTACGCATATCCTGTATCAGGGATTGACCGCTGGCTTTCTTTTCAATCATACATACATCAGGTTTATGTTGATTGTATAGTTTTTGTGCCAGCTTTCTTAATTCTGGATACTCAAACCGTCCTCTGATATTTCCCAGTAAGATAAGATTTGGCGTGAAATCTTCACTTCCTCTTTCATTCTGATCATACATGGAGAATATCCCCCATGTCTGGATAACACTGTAGTCAGCTGTTGTTCTGGTAGAGAAGGCTGTATCATATGTTTGGATTATAAAATCACAGGTTGGTGGATCATCATAGTCCCAATGTTGTAACCACCTTTTTTTGATTAGACCTCCCTCTTCTGGTGTGGGGTCTTGCATGTAGAGAGCATTCCAGTATCGGCTACCATTGCTGGCTTTTATCTCACTCTCGTCCATATGGAGGATGCTATCAGGCTTCCACTCAGGGAAATAGCTTGTTCCTATGGGGAGGTCCAGTAGGTTGGAAGCTTCTTCATCTACCCAGGCAGGTATCCTGATAACTTCCCAAGGTATAGTTTCATACTCGCTCATGTCCTCCTGTTGCTTTAGGAGCCATCCACACAGATCATCATAGTGATAGCGTGTGTTTATTATTACAATAGCTCCGTTAGGCATGATACGTGTTCGTAGACCAGCAGGATACCATTCCTTGATATACCTTCTACCAGCTTCTGAGATGGCATCATCTTCAGACATTACATCATCCAGTATTGCTATGTGCGCTCCTCGACCTGCTATCTGACTACGTACACCAGCAGCATAGTAAGTACCGTTTTGATTGGTCTTCCACTTACCAGCAGCCCTGACATCACTCCTTAGAGCAACACCTCTGAATATCTTTTGAAACTCTTCTGTGTTGACAACATCCCTGACAGACCTACCAAAGTCACTGGATAGCTGATCACTATGGGAGACAGTCAATATCTCATGTTCTGGATTCCTACCTATGTACCAGGCAGGGAAAAGTTTTGAACATATGACTGATTTGGAAGACCTGGGAGGAAGAAAGACCATCAATCTCTTGATTGTACCTTCTTCAAGGTCTTTTAACTTATTACTGATAACTTCTATATGACGACCCATTCTCCAATCAGACACTAGCATGGGTGCCATCATCCTTACAAATGTAAGGAAGTCTGCTTTTGATTGTTGATTGACTCTCTCCTGAAGCAGACCTTTAAGATTTATAAATGGTTCTAGTATATTTTCTTGTATATTTTCCATGTCACTATTATACACCATAAGAAGTGTTTTTACAAGTACTATTATAATTAAAGTACTTTAGTACTACTAAAGTATATACTAGTATACACTATAAATAGTACTTTCACAAGTACTAAAATAAAAAAATATAAAAAAATTGTTTAAGTAGTACCTTAGTACGTACAAGTAGTCTGCTAAAGTAAGTTGTAGTATACTTTAGTAGTACTAGTATGGCTTCGATATTTTGATTATTTTCCCCCTTAAATTTTGAAAAATATATACTAGGGCATATATATTATATATGAGCAGGCGCGTGATTTTTTCGACGGGGGTTGACACCTTTAAAATATACGCGCACGCGAGGGGTCGAAAAAGATACCTTAATGGTGGGGAAAAAATCCATACGTAGGGAAAAAAATCCATACGTAGGGACAAAATCCCCGCACATTTGGGCGCGTAAGATCATCGTCGGTATTGGTTATTGGCATATTTTCAACCGCATATCCTTGGTTTAGTTGGCGTTTAATTTATTTATTGGAAGACCATTGACTATGCGATGACGACGCTATACGGTTCCTATTGTTGGTTGTCAGACGATGACAAGCGCCACTCTTCATAGGCGTGATGCGGGAACAACCTAGCGAAGCAATAACGCTCTCGCTGCCCATGAAACCCACTAGGGTGAAGGCAC